CCTTCACGTCTTATCCCCCCAGGTCAGGACCGTTTTCACCCCGCGCGGCCGGGCCGGGCCAGGACCGGCCCGGCCACGCCCCGCCGCGTTCTTTCTCCCCAGTTGTCGGTCTGGCCTGCGACACTTCGGCCCGTGACCACACCCCAACGTGTGCCGCTGGACGTGTACCGCGGCGACACTCACCACTGGACCCTGACCCTGTGGACCGACCAGGCCGCCACCGCCCCGTTCGACCTCACCGACGCCACCGCCAAGGCGGAGATCCGGCGGCCCGGTGGCGGCCCGCTGCTCGCCGCCCTGGACACCGCCGTGACCCTGCCGAACACCGTGGACCTGCTGCTCCCGGCGGACGCATCCGCCGGCCTGCCCGGCCGGGTCGGCTGGGACCTGCAACTCACCTTCGGCGACGGGTCGGTGCGGACCGCCTGCGCGGGCCCGGTCACCGTCACCGCCGACGTGACCGACGCCCTGGCGGTGCCCGCATGACCGACGACATCAGGGTGATCCTGGCCGCCGATCCGGCCATCGCGGTACGGATCGCCGACCGCGGCCCCACCGGCCCCACCGGCCCCCCCGGGCCGCAGGGCGTCCCCGGACCCACCGGCCCGACCGGGCCCGCCGGCAGCACCGGGCCGCAGGGCGTCCCCGGACCCACCGGCCCGACCGGGCCGACTGGCGACACCGGGGCCACCGGCAGCACCGGGCCCGCCGGCAGCACCGGGCCGCAGGGCGTCCCCGGACCCACCGGCCCCGACGGCCCGCAGGGCATCCCCGGCGTCACCGGCGCCGCGTTCCCGTCCGTCGCCACCGCGTCGGCGCTACCCGCAGCAGCAGCCAACGCCGGCAAGGCGTACTGGGTGACCGACACCGCCCTGATCGTGGTGTCCGACGGCACCAGGTGGCGCACCGCCTACGGCGACACCGGCTGGCGCAGCATCACCGAGTGGACCGCCGCCGGGGTGGTCACCGGTCAGCCGCTGCCCACCAACGTCACCCCGACCCCCGGCAGCGCCGGGCAGATGTGGCTGGCCCGGACCGGGTCCACCGTGGCCCTGCGGGTCGTCAACATCACCGCCGCCGGCGGCCCGGCCGCGGTGCTGATGGACCCGCTGGCCGTCGGGTTCCGCCCGGTCACGAATATTCAGGTGCCGTTTGTCGTCCAGCGCGCCGGCGCGAACATCCTGTCCACCGTCGGCACCCTGTCCAGCGGCGGCCGTATCGGTCTTCTCCCGTCGATGGCCAGCAATGACACCGTCAACAGGGTCGAGGTGACGTGGCGGACCAACGACGCCTGGCCCACGGCGCTGCCCGGCACCCCGGCGCTGGCCCCCGGTTAGATGGGGGTGCTGGAATGGGCGCTGCTGCTGCTGGCCGCTGGGGCGGTGCTGGTGCTGATCCTCACCCGGCGGGGACACTGAACCCATGACTGACCCGTTGTTCGCGGCGCTGCCCGGCCCCGCCGGGCCGCTGCGGCGGCTGCTGGACGCCCGGCTGCGGGATGAGCCCGACGCGGACCCGGTGCTGGCCCTGGTGGTCCGCTCTTTGGCGGACCGGATCGACTGGGCCATCGGCGGCCGGCAGTACCGCGGGTTCGTGATGATCACCGCCGAGTTCCGGGCCGCGTACCGGGACCTGCTGCCCCAGGTCGCCGCCGACGACACCTTCGAGCAGCTGCTCGCCGAGATCGCCGCCGATGCTGCCGACGCTGGCCCCGCCGTCCCCGGCGCCTAGGTACGCCACCGCCCCGTCCGGGCGGCCGTCGCACGCGCACCGGGTGGCGGCGCTGTCCGCGAAGGTGCTGGGCCGGGAGCTCATGCCGTGGCAGCGGCAGGCGTCGCAGCTGCTGAACGAACACAACGCCGGGGTGCGGACCCGGCCGTTCACCGTGGTGACCATCCAGCGGCAGGCCGGGAAGACGACGTGGCTGCTGGCGGAGGCGCTGGAGCGGTGCCTGTTCGGCGGCCCGTTCCGCCGGGTCTGGTACACCGCGCAGAACGGGCAGTACGCCCGGGAGAAGTGGGGCGAGCTGGTCGCCGAGCTCACCGGCCCCGGCGCCCCGCTGCGCCGCAAGATCGAATCCAAGTTCACGAACGGCACCGAACGGCTGATCTTCCCCAACGGGTCCACCCTGCGCCCGTTCCCGCCGACCAAGGACGCGCTGCACTCGATGCAGTCCGACCTGGTCATCCTCGACGAGGCGTGGAAACACGACGCGGTCCGCGGCGCCGAGCTCATGCAAGCCATCGGGCCCACGCAGGCCACCCGGCCCGGCGCCCAGATCGTGGTGGTGTCCACCGCCGGCACCGCCGACTCCACCTGGCTGCGGCCGCTGGTGGACCGCGGCCGCGGCGGCGACCCGGCGGTGACGTACCTGGAGTGGGGCATCGCCGACGACGTGGACCCGATGGACCTGGACGCGGTGGCGGCGGCGCACCCGGCGATCGGCCGGACCATCGACCGGTCGTTCCTGGTGGACCAGGCGGCGATCATGGCCGCCACCCCCGGGGAGTTCGCCCGGGCCTACGGCAACCGGTGGACCACCACCCTGGAGCAGCTGATCCCGGCGGTCGCCTGGGCCGCGATCCGTCACCGTGACGGAATACCCGCCGACGGGGTGCCGCCGGTGCTGGGCGCCGACGTGGCGGTGGACCGGTCAGCGGCCGCGGTGGTGGCCTGCTGGCCCGACACCGCCGGTGTCCCGACCCTGGAGGTGGTGGCCTACGGGCCCGGCACCGACTGGGTCGCCGGCCGCCTGCTAGAGCTGCACGCCGCGCACGGGTCCCCGGTGGTGCTGGACGGCGGCACCGGCCCCGCCAGCACCGTGGTGGACCAGCTGCGCACCGGGGAGCAGCTGCCCACCTGGGTACGGGCGGTCACGCCGCGGGAGTACACCACCGCCTGCGCGCAGCTGCTGGACGGCATCGGCGACCGCACCGTCCGGCACCGCGGCGACCCCGCCCTGGACGCCGCCGTCGGCGCCGCCGCCCGCCGCACCGTCGGCGAGGGCTGGGCCTGGTCCCGCCGTATCCCGACCACCGACGTGTCCCCGCTGATCGCCGCGTCCCTGGCCCTGTACGGGGACCGGCACCGGCCGCCGAACCCGGTCCGCCCCGTCGCCTACGCCGGTTAGTCCAGGCGGGTGAATTACCGCGGTGTAGGCCGGGTGTCGTGAGGTGCTGCTACACCTGCCGGGTGCGAGTGATCGTCCGCCTGGACTGTTCCGCTGAGACCGCGGTAGCGGTGTGCGCGTTGTGTCCGTGGCGTGAGGGCCCGACCAGCGCGCACACCGCCCGGGTCCTGGGCACCGCGCACCGGATCGCCGCGCACCCCGGGCAGGCGCAGTCCTGGGCCACCCGGCAGCAGCTGGCGGCCCGGTGAACATCTTCGGGCCGCTGGCCCGGACCGCCGCGCTGGCCCTGAACGTGCCGACCGCCGGGGTGCTGTCCCCGTGGGCCCACGACGACTCGTTCCTGGAGCGGGTGGTGGTCCCGGACATCTGGCCGGACACCGTCCCGCGGCCGATGACCCGCGGCGAGGCGATGCAGGTCCCGGCGGTGTCCCGGTCCCGGCACCTGATCTCCGCCACCGTGGCCAGCCTGCCGCTGGTCGCGCTGTCCGGCGCCGACCCGGCCGGCTACCAGCCGCAGTGGTGTTTCGTCACCGACGGGCAGCTGGGCGACCTCACCGACGACCAGGCCCTGCGCTACGGGCTGACCGGCGGTCAGTCCCCGTTCCAGCGGATGCTGGCCACCGCCGACGACCTGCTGTTCACCGGGTATTCCCTGTGGCTGGTCACCCGGTGGATCTGGCGGGACCGCTGGTTCCCCAACCGGATGGTGCACCTGCCCTACGGGGCGTGGCAGGTGGACCCGCAGACCGGCCGGTTCGTGGACCAGCAGGGCCACCCGTTCTGCGCCGGCGAATCGGGCGGCGAAGAAGTCCTGACTGACGTGGTGCTGATCCCCGGCCCGCACGACGGGGTGCTGACTTTCGGCGCCGCCACCATCCGGGCCGCCAGCACCCTGGAGCTGACCGCCGCGGAGGTGGCCCGCACCCCGTTCCGGCTGGGCGTGCACCAGACATCGGAGATCACCCTGACCCCGGCGGAGCGGCGGGAGATCGTCGCGGAGGTGCGGCAGGCGCTGGCCGACAACGGCGGCATCCTGTACACGAACAGTGCGCTGGAGCTGACCGAGTACCGGCTGGATTCCAGTGAGTTGCTGGTCGGCGGCCGGCAGGCGGCGGCGCTGGACGTGGCCCGCCATATGAACATCCCCGGCGCCATGATCGACGCCGAACCCACCGGCAGCAGCCTGACCTACTCCAACCCTGAGTCCCGTAATTCTCAATGGCTGGACTACGGCCTGAGCAGCTATCTGGACGCGATCGGCGCCGCCCTGTCGATGGACCAGGTGGTCCCGTCCGGGCAGCGGGTGGCGTTCGACACCAGCAGCCTGACAACGACTCTCGCACCCACCACGGGTGCGCCTACCCCCGACTGAGAGGGCCCGACCATGCCAGCACCATCACCCCGCCGGCTGCCGCTGATCGTCTGCGACGCCGTCATCGACCGGCACCGCCGGTTGCAGCTGGTCGCCGCGGACGCCGTGGTGCAGGCCGCCACCGGCACCCCGGCCGCCACCGACCGCACCCTGCGCGGGCTGGTGCTGCCCTACGCCGCGGACGGCCGGACCTCCGCCGGCCGGGTCCGGGCGTCCGCCGGCCGGGTGCACTGGGCCCCGGAGCTGCGCCGGATCAAGGTGTTCGTGGGGCATGACCGGACCCGCCCCGTCGGGTACGTCACCGCGCTGCGGGAGACCACCGACGGGCTGACCGCCGAGCTGCACATCGCCGCCACCCCGGACGGCGACGCCGCGCTGCTGGAGGCCCGGGAGGGCACCAGGGACGCGCTGTCGGTGGAGCTGGAGGACGTGGAGCTGGACGACGACGGCGAACTGATCACCGCCGAGCTGGCCGCCGTCGCGCTGGTGCCGCTGCCGGCGTTTTCCGATGCCCGGATCGCCGCCGAACGCGACGACGACCAGGACGCCGACGACCAGGCACCGCCGACCCGGACCCCCCCCGCCGGGCCGGCGGACCGCCGCAGCAGCAGCACCCGGGCGCCGGCCGCGTTGACCGCGTCCCGCCGCCGGCAGGTCGGGGCGATCACCCTGGACGCCGCGGCCGCGCAGCTGTCCGCCGCCTACGTGGACGGCAACCGCACCGCCGCCGCGCTGAACGCCGCCCTGGCCGACATCACCCCGACGTCCACCACGTCGGCGGCGACCAACCCGGTGCAGTGGCTGGGCGAGCTGTGGACCCCCGAATACCAGCAGCTGGACTGGGCGCAGGCGGTCACCTCCGCGACCCTCACCGGGATGCGGCTGACCGGCTGGAAGCGGCTCCCGGCGGGCCCGAAGATCTCCCCGTACCCGGGGGACAAGGCGCCCATCCCGACCGACGGCACCCTGGGCTTCCAGCCGGTGAACCTGCTGGCCCACCGGCACGCGGTGGGCGCCGACTTCGACCGCATCTGGCTGGACTTCGGCGACGAATCGGTGATGAACACCTGGCTGCGGCTGGTCACCCAGGACTACGCCAAGAAGCTGGACGCCGCGATCGGCGCCCTGGTGATCGCCGAGGCCACCGACGGCGGCGCCGCCGCCGACGTGATCGCCGCGGTGTCGCTGGCGTCGCAGAAACTGAAGCTGGCCGGCGCGAACACCAACTGGATCGCGCTGGCCACCGACCTGTACGCCGCGTATCTGGGCATCACCAGCGCGGACGCCCCGTGGTGGCTGGCCCAGTCCTCCGCGGTGAACCTGTCCGGCACCTCCGCCAGCGTGAACAACCTGAACATCTTTGAATCCCCCGCGGTCCCGGCCGGGACCGTGATCGCCGGTGACCGGCGCGCGGTCACTCAGTACACCCCGCGGGGGAACCCGTTCACCGTGCGGGCGGTGGACCTGGCCAACGGCGGCATCGACGCCGGCGTGTTCGGGTACTCCGCCGAGATCGTGAACGACCCGCTGGGCGTGGTGTCCGTCACCGTGACGGCGGTGCCGTAAACCCCCATGCCCGAGTACACCCCGCAGTGGTTGGACGTGGCCGACGTGAAGGCGCAGCTGCGCCTGTCGGGTGCGGACACCGCCGACGACGACCTGGTGGTCCGCTGCGCGGCCGCGGTGGAACCCCAGGTGCAGCGGGCCCGGTCGGACGCCTGGGTGTACCACGACCCGGACGACCCGTACCCGCCGGACCCGCCGCCGCCGGGCTGGCCGGTGGTGTACGAACCCGACGCCGAGGTGTACCAGGCGGCGGTGATGCTGGCCGCCCGGCTGGTCCGCCGCCGCAACTCCCCCGGCGGGGTGGAGACCTTCGGTGAGTCCGTCACCTACGTGTCCCGGTACGACCCGGAGATCGCCCGGGCGCTCCGCACCGGGCTGTGGGCGCTGCCGGGTGTCGGGTGAACGTCGCCGACGCGGTGCAGCAGCTGGTGGACCGGCTCACCGCGGCCGGGGTCCGGGCCACCCAGGACGAGCGGGACCTGAACCCGCCGGCGGTGTTCGTGGCCCCGCCGGTGCTGGACTGGCGCTTCGGCCGCGGCGATTTCGACGCCGCGTTCACCGTGTACGCGGTGACCGGCGCCGCCGGCCGCAGCATCGACCTGGTGAACCTGGGGCAGCTGCTGGACCAGGTCACCGCCGCGCTGGGCCTGGCCGCGGTGCACGCCGAACCCGCCGACCTGCTGGTGCCGCACCAGGCGGCGCCGCTGCCCGCCTACCGGCTCACCTGGACCGACCGGGTCCACCAACCGAAACTCTCCCTGAAAGGACCCGCGCGATGACCGCCCCCCTGGACGATTCCGTGAACAAGTTCGGCCCCGGCACCCTGAAGATCGGCGAGACCGGCACCGAGGTGGACGTGTCCTGCCAGGTGAACAACCTGATCCTGAAGCAGGCACCGAACCGCGGCGACTCCAAAACCATGCTCTGCGGCACGATGAAGGCCGGGTCCGTCACCTACGACAAAACCCTGGAAGGCAACCTGGACCTGGACCTGGAGTCCGGCGCCGACGGGTTGTTCTACCTGTCCCAGACCTACCCGGGCAGCGAACAGTCGTTCAGCTTCACCCCGAACACCGACGGCGGCGACACCGCCACCGGCACCCTGGTGCTGGACCCGATGGACTTCGGCTCCACCGAGGGCTACGGCGCCATCATGGCGTCCGACGTGACCTGGATCGTGACCGCCGTGACGATCACCCCGGGCGGCGGCGGCGCGGTCGCCGCGACCGGCGCCACCGCCGGCACCCCCGGCGCGTTCACCCCGGCCGGTGCGGTGGTCCCGGCGAACCTGGCCGCGTTGCAGGCCGCCGGGGTCGCCGCGTCCCCGGCCACCGCGTGGACCACCGGGCAGTCGGTCAACCTGGGCACCGGGTCCGCGCACTGGGACGCCGCCGCCTGGGCGGCCGGGGTGGCGCCCTAGATGGCGGACGGGATGCGGGTGCAGCTGCTGGGCGGCGACACCCTGGCCCGGACCACCGCCGCCGCGGCCGCGGAGCTGGCGGACCTGACCGCCCCGGGCCGGGCCGCCGGCGCCCTGCTGGCGGCCCGGGCGGCCGCGTTCGCGCCGCGCCGCACCGGCCGGCTGGCCGGTTCCATCCGGGTGGCCCGGTTCGGCCCGGACGGCGCCGAGGTGGCCACCGCCGTCCCGTACGCCTCGTTCCAGGAGTACGGCACCCGCTGGGTCCGCCCGAAGTTCTACATGGCCAGGGCCCTGGACACCGCCGCGGACCCGGTCACCGACACCTACGCCGCCGCGGTGGACCGCGCCGTCGGCCAGATCAGGGGGCAGTGAATGAAACGCATGACGATCGATATCGAGCTGGCCGACGGCCGGAAGTTCACCGTGCAGACCGTCACCAAGGACTATGTGGCCTACGACCAGACCGCGAAGCGGCAGAAACCGCCGTGGGGCCCGATGTCGGACAACGTGGCCCTGTGGGAGGCGTTCTGCGGCTGGGCCGCCGCGAAACGCAGCGGCGAGTACGCGGGCGGCTGGGACGCGTTCCTGGACGACTGCGTGAGCGTGGAGACCAGGGCCGCCGGGGAGGACGTGGACCCTACCCTCCAGGGAGCTGGGGACGGTTTATCGCCGAGCTGAGCCTGGCCACCCGGCTGCCGCCGTCGGTGCTGCTGGCCGAGGGCGACGACTACCTGGCCACCCTGGTGGACATCTTCGAGAAACGCGCCGCCGCGTCCCGGGCGGCGGCCCGCACCGCGCAGACCGGCCCCCGCCGGAAGGGTAGGTAACGATGGCCGACCGGTCCACCCGGCTGACGATCCGGGTGCTGCTGGACGCCGCGAACGCCGCCGGCGGGATGCGGGAGCTGTCCCAGTCCACCGACAGCGTCGGGGACAAGATCGGCAAGCTGGCCGCCGCCGGCGCCGCGTTCGCCGGGGTCACCGCGTTTGTCAAGGCCGCGGTGGACTCCGCGTCCCGGTTGCAGCAGTCGATGGGCGGGGTGGAGGCGGTGTTCAAGACCTCCGCCGGGCAGGTGAAGACCTGGGGCGCGCAGGCCGCGCAGTCCGTCGGGTTGTCCCAGTCCGCGTACCAGGACCTGGCCACCCTGATCGGCTCGCAGCTGAAAAACGCCGGGGTGGCGATGGATCAGCTGGCCCCGAAGACCGACCAGCTGATCCGGCAGGGCGCCGACCTGGCCGCCATGTACGGGGGGACCACCGCCGAGGCGGTGGACGCGCTGTCCTCCGCGCTGAAGGGGGAACGGGACCCGATCGAGAAGTACGGGGTGAGCCTCACCCAGGCGGCGATCGACGCGGAGATCATGGCCGAGGGCCTGGACACCACCACCTCGGCGAGCAAGCAGGCCGCGACCGCGACCGCGACGCTGGCGCTGATCACCAAACAGTCCGCCGACGCGCAGGGCGCCGCCGCCCGGGAGACCGACTCCTACGCCTCGGTGATGCAGCGGCTGTCCGCGACCTGGGACAACGCGCTGGCCCAGATCGGCACCGCGCTGCTGCCGGCGCTGTCCGGGCTGGGCGACGGGTTCACCAACCTGATCCCGGCCGTTACCAGCGTGCTGACCCCGATCGCGGAGCTGGTCGGCTGGGTGTTGCAGCTGCCCGCGCCGGTGCTGGCCGCGGCCGCCGCGTTCGGTGCCTGGTCCATCCTGGGCGGGTCCATCACCCGGTCCGTGACCGCGTTCACCACCAGCGTGAAAACCGCGACCGGCAGCATGGCCGGGATGAAATCGGCGTTGGGCGGGATCGCCGGCAGCCTGGCCGGTGGGCTGGCGTTCGCCGGGATCACGGTGGCGATCATGGCCATTGCGCAGGCGTTCCAGCGGTCCGCGCAGGCCGCCGCGACCGCCACCGAGGCCTACCAGCCGGTGGTGGCGGCGCTGGTCGCGCAGAAGGGCGCCTGGTCCGACGCGGCCGCGGCCGCGCAGAACAACGCGATCCTGACCTCCGACGCGTTCAAGGGGCTGACCGAGGCCGGGTTCGGCGCCGACCGGGCGGTGCAGATCCTGCTGGGCACCCAGGAAGAGTGGATCAAGGTGCAGTCGGACAATTCCGACGCCACCCGGAACCTGACCAAGGACACCTCCGCCGCGGTGGACGGGATGATCGACGCGAACGGCGCCGCCGGGAAGCTGGCCCAGGCGCAGCTGGACGGCGCCGCCGCGCTGGAGCGGCAGGCCGCCGCCAGCGGGGTGTCCACCGCCGCCACCCAGGCCAACGCCGCCGAGCAGGCGAAGCTGGCCGATGAACAGGCGAAGGCGAACCTGGAGGCGGCGAAGGCCGCGGCCGCGCAGACCGACGTGAAGCTGGCGCTGGACGGCGTGAAATCGGCGGCGGCGGCGGCGTCCACCGCGGTGGATTTCTTCGTGTTGTCGATGCAGACCGCGGCCGGGATGAATGTGAGCATGGACCAGGCCGCGAAGCTGCTGAACGACACGCTGCGGGGGACCGCGGCCGCGTTCAAGGACGCCGCCGACAACGGCGGGGTGAACGCGGCGGCGTTGACCACCTGGAACGTGGCGGTGTTGAGCTCCACCGAGCAGGGGTCCGCGCTGTACGACCAGCTGATCGGGATGCAGACCGCGTACGCCACCAGCACCACCGCCGCCTATCAGAATGAGGCGTCGCAGCACGGCGCCGCGATGGGGTTCACCGCCGCGCAGCAGGCCGCGCAGACCGCGTACGACGCGTTCCTGAAAACCGCCGAGGGCGCCGGGCTGACCGCCGACCAGGCGCAGCAGCTGGCCACCAAGCTGGGCATTGTGGACGCCGCGCACGTGGACCCGAAGACGTTCGAGCTGATCGCGGACAACGCGCAGGCGGACCAGGCGGTGGCCGACTTGCAGGCGGCGCAGATCCCGCCGAAGACGGTGGACGTGTCCGCGAACGTGGCCCCGGCGACCGGGGCGATCGACAAGGCCGCCGGGCAGTCGTACATGGCGAAGGTGATCGCCGACGCGAACACCCAGGCCGCCACCACCCAGCTGAACACCGTGGCGAAGGCCCCGTACCAGGCCACCGTGGTCACCCAGGCGAACGTGGCCCCGGCGACGTCCCAGGTGCAGCAGTTCACCGGGCAGGCCCGGGACACCACGGTGCAGGTGCAGGCCAACACCACCGCGGCGCAGGGCGCGATCACCGCCCTGGTGAACCAGTCCCGCACCCTGACCATCACGGTGGCGGCGAACACCTCCCAGGCGGACGCGGCGATCGCCCGGGTGGTGAACGGGTCCTACACCGCCACGGTGAACGTGACGGCGAACACCTCCGCGGCGCAGTCCGCGATCGCGGCGGTGCCCAGGTCGGTGTCGCTGCCGCCGCCGGTGGCGCCGCCGCAGCCCGGCGGGTTGGCCGCGTTCACCGCCCCGGACACCCAGGCGGCGGAGCTGGGCGCCCCGGTGGTGGCGTTCCACGCCGCGCCGCGGCTGCGGCTGGACCCCGGGTCGCTGGGCGCCGCCGGCGGCAGCGTGACGTACAACGTGGAGATCACCGGGCACGTGACCGACCCGGACGGCGCCGCCCGGGCGATCGAGCAGCTGCTCACCCGGCGGGGCCGGCGGGCCGGCCCGGTGACCGCCCGGTGAGCGGCAACGAGATCGGCGCCACCGTGCTGATCGACGGGCAGCCGATCTCCGACGGCTGTACGTCGCTGGACCCGGCCGCGCCGGCGGTGCTGTCCGGGCTGTCCATCACCTGGGGTCGCAGCTCCCGGGTGGACCAGCCGCAACCCTCGTCCTGTGTGTTCCACGTGCTGGACCCGCTGTACGGCGGCGACCGGCTGGTGCCGTCGCTGCTGATCGGCCGCCGGGTGGACGTGCGGACCGACACGGTGGTGTACCCGGACCCGGACGTGTCCACCATCCCGGAGCTGCTGCCGTCCCACCTGGTGCACGCCGACCGGGTCACGGTGGCCCCGCCGGGCACCGCCACCGCGGTCGCCGACGGCACCGGGCTGGCGCTGCTGGTGACGTTCCCGCCGCTGGCCTACACGCCCAACCCGCTGGGCTGGGACGCGGTGCCGCGGACCCTGCCCGGGCAGGCGTGGCGGTTCACCGCCACGGTGACCCCGCCGCCGGTGTTCTGCGGCTGGGCGGGCTGGGCCGCCACCGTCCGGCCGGTGGCGTTCACCGTGCCGGACGGGTCCGACGCCCGGGTGCTGGCCCCGGCGGCGCCGGCCGCCCCGTCCGTGGATGTCACGTTCACCCCGCCGGCCGGGGTGTGGCTGGGGCTCCAGGTCCGGGTGCACCCGACCGGGCCCGCGTGGGAGCAGCTGGACGGCACCGCCTGGGCGCAGCTGGCCGCCGCCCCGACCTGGGAGCAGCTGGGCACGGTCACCGTGACCGGGGTGGCGCTGCTGGCCCCGGCCGCCGGCGCCGCCGACTCCGCGCTGGTGTTCTCCGGCCGGATCACCGATGTGATCACCCAGTGGGACGGCGGCCCGGACGCCACCGTGCAGGTGATCGCGCAGGACTGGCTGGCCGAGCTGGCCAACCGGTTCGTCGGGGACGTGCCCTGGAATGAGGAACCGCTGGGCGACCGGGCGCAGCGGGTCGTGGCGCTGTCCGGGCAGCCGGTGACCCTGGTGGTCGATCCCGGGGTTGCCGGGTTGCCGGTCACCTACCGGGACGTGGACCGGCAACCTGCCACCGGGCTGCTGCAGCAGCTGGCCACCAGCTGCGCCGGGGCGCTGTGGACCGCGACACACCTGGTCACCGGGCAGGTGATGCGGATCGAGGACATCGCCGCCCGGCCGGCGGCGCTCACCCTGACCACCGCCGGCACCGGGCTGGTGCACGTGGTGCCGTCCCCGGCGGCGGAGGCCGCCGCGCTGCCGGTCACCGCCTGCGACATCGACGCCGCGCCGGTGCGGTTCCTGCTGGACATGACCGACACCGTGTCGGTGGTGAACGTGACCTGGCGGGAGCAGACCACCGACCCGGGCCCGCCGCCGGTGCTGCGCCCCACCGACCGGTCGGTGGAGGTGACCGCCCCGGACACCCTGGCGCTGATCGGGGCCCGCCGGCTGTCGGTGTCCACCCAGCTGTCCAGGTCGGACGACGCCGCCGCGCAGGCCGTGACCTGGCTGGCCCGCTCGTCCGTGGTGGCGTGGCGGATCGAGGGGCTGTCCTGGGACACCACCGGGGACCTGGGCCCGGCGGAGATCGCCGCGGTGATGCAGCTGCTGGACGGCACCCGACGCAACGGGCTGCCGATCGTGTTGACCGACCTGCCGGACTGGGCCGGCCCGATGACCAGCGGGCAGGACCGGGTCGCCCTGTACGTGGAGGGCGGCAGCTACACCTACCGGGCCGGGTCCTGGGTGCTGGAGCTGACCACCAGCAGCGCGACCGGGTCCGCGGCCGGTGCCTTCCCCTGGACGGCGTCCGAACCCGGCTGGCGGTGGCTGGACTACGACCCGGCGCTGTCCTGGCTGGACCTGTACGGCGTCACCTACCCACCACCCGCCGCCTGACCGAAGGGAAACCACCCCAATGCCTGTCACCGCCAGCGGGTTGCCGTATCCGCTGCCCACCGACCCGGTCCGGGACGGCGCCGCCGCGATCGGCAACCTGGCCGCCGCCGTGGACCGGAAGATCCAGTCGGGGAACACCGTGGTCACCAGCAGCCCCAACGGCGACGGGTACATCACCTACCCCGTCCCGTTCCGGCCCGGCACCGTCCCGGTGGTGGCCATCACCCTGGCCGACCCGACGAACGCCCCCATCCTGGTGTTCTCCTACTTCGCCTACACCGACAACACCCGGGCGGCGTTCAAGATCCTGACCGCCGCCGGCGCCGTCCCCGGGGTCGGCGCGTACCGGTTCGCCTGGCACGCGGTGGGCGACCAGTGACCACCATGCTGGTGCACCAGGACCCGGCCGCGGAGTGTCCGGCGCCGGACGTGGAACTGACCATCGCCATGGCACCCCAGGAAACCGCGATGTGCGGCGCCTGCGGCGGGGTGCTGCGTCAGGACCCCGACACCGCCGCACCGGAGGATGAGTGACGATGGGCCCGCAACCGCCGCCAGGACAGCACCACCGCCGACAGCAGCGCATACCCGACGCCGACCAGCGCGAACCCGATCACCCGAAGCCAGACCATGCCGGGCACCCTAGCCCGCCCGACCCGCTGGGCGTGACCCCGACCCGGCGGGAGCAGCGCGGCGAGTTCCCGCCGCACACCGACACCCCCCGCCCGGTGCTGCCGCTGGCGGTGGCGGCCCGGATCGCCCGGGACCGGCTGGCGACCTGGCGGCGCGATCATGGCCACTAGCTACAACGGCTGGCCGGCCAGCGACGACAAGGCGTCCATCGGGGTGGTGTCCTCCGCCGTGTTCCCGGGCGGGGCGAAGGCCGGGGACGTGACCATCGTGCTGGGCTACGTGGCCCGGCAGCTGGACGCCCGGGTGGAACCCTGCGTCGACGGCTGGAACTGGGGCTACACCTACAAGGCGAACGTGAACAACCCGTCGCAGCTGTCCTGCCACGCCTCCGGGACCGCGATCGACTGGAACGCCCCGGACCACCCGAACGGGTCCGGCGGGACGTTCACCCAGGCGCAGCGCGGCACCATCTACGCGATCCTGGACGAGGTGCAGGGGTCGGTGTCGTGGCTGGAGGGCTATGACGAGATGCACTTCGAGATCTGCGTCGACGCCGGCGACCTGGCCCGGGTGGCCGCCGTGCTGGGCGACGCCGCACCCCCCCAACCCGAAGGAGATTGGTTCGACATGGCCACTGAGGACGACCTGCGCCGCATTGTCGGCGAGGAGCTGGACGCCCGGCTGACCGCGATCGCCGGCGGGGTGTGGGCCGCACCGGTCGGCCCCGGTTACCCGGCCGGGGAGGTGCTGAACACCGTGGGGGACCGGGTGGCGACGCTGCTGGACCGGTCCGCCGTGGTCGGTCGGGATGTGTGGGCCGAACCGGTCGGCGGGTTCCCGGCCGGGCAGGTGCTGGACACCATGTCGGGCCGGGTGGCGACCACCGCCGACCAGGTCGGGTCGCTGTACGCCGGGGACTGACCGGTGACCGGCGACGCCGAGCTCGTCAAGCACAAGGCGCTGGAGCTGCTGCTGTTGATCCGGTCCGGGATCTTCGACCCGCACCTGGAGCAGATCCTGGCCGCGGTGACCGACCGGATGGCGTCCCCGGCCCGGGTCCGGCCGCAGCAGCAGCCGGCGGCGCCGGGCGACGGGTGGCCGTCCGGGCCGTTCTTCGATGACCACGGTGGGTGACCCCGGGAGCAGCTGTCGAACAGGCGTCCAGGAATGGGTGCCGATAATCTATATTATGTCACCCTGCGTAGGCGGGGCGTCACGCGCTGTTCCCAACAGGTGGGAAGTCACGCTGCGTTGCCTTCGCACCCGGCCATCGCACGCGGGTCAAGCTCGCCGGTAACGGTCATTAGGTCATCGCTTCCGTTCTGCTTCGCGGAGATCGGCCCGGGCAATGGCAATGGGGGCGCACCGTGGGCAATAGTGCCGCACCGCTGCCCGGCCCGTTGACCGGTACCTGGTCTCCGGCAGGAATAGCCACCCCTCCGCCTCCGCCTTCGCG